GTTGCAGAAATACAACACAACTGTTACTTTAAAAAATCCATGTTACCTGAAAGAAAATTATATCAAAAATTAAAGAAGAATACCCCTAATATTTTGTGGAATAGAATAGAAAATTTAAGCCTTTTAGGTATGCCGGACTTGTTGGGATATAATAAGAATAATCAATTTTTCACAGTTGAATTAAAAGTCGTAAAAGGGAACAAGATAAGATTTTCACCTCATCAAATTGCATGGCATAAACAACATCCGAAGAATACATTTATCCTAGTCGAGGCAGTCGCTTCGAGATCCATGAAAACTTTTTCAATATCCTTGTTCCGTGGCTCAATGATCTTGGATCTTGTTCGTTCAGGCATGAAAATTGAACCGGTTGCCAGGAGCTTTGCAGATTGTCGGACTTTTTTTGAAAATTTAGATTGTGGCAAAAATTAGGTATCCTATATTTTATTTGACAGCAGATCTGAAGTGTGCATAATTTCAAATCAACGAAAGGTAGAAACATGGAAAAGTTAAATTATGAGTGGGTCAAGGGTCTTGGATCTTTTTGCGGTGTTAAGCTGCGAGGAAACGAAACCTTTGATGAACTCTTAAAAATAGAGAAAGACAACCAGGAGAGAATAAAAAGAGACGAGGCAAATATTCAAAGAGTAGATGCCCAAACAAAGGGGGTTAAATGGTAGAGCTTTTTTTAGAGGCACCATTAGAGCTTAAAATAATCCTGTTCGGGTTTCCTGTCGCGTGGTTCGTGCTTATGTATCTTGATAAGAGAGCAGAGAAAAAGCGTAAGCGATTACAACGCCCAGAAATACTAAGACCCCGCCCACTAAAACTAATTAAGAAATAGATCTTCTTCCCTCGTAAGAAGTACCCATGACCCTGGTCCGTTGTCGACGGATCAGGGTTTTTTTATGCCGATAGAGGTACCAAAGCTCTTTGCCTTTTAGTAACTTTTTACTACCCACCCACCCTAATCACGGTAAAGGGATCCTAATATACGTGTATATGTGCTTGATTTACACAGTCATTCCCCGTAAAATACTTGTCGAAATAAAAAAGCATAGAAAAAAAATTTTTCAAAAAATTTTTATGAATCGGAATATTGATATTAACAAACTACCCCTTGACGTTAGAAAAGAGTATTTAAAACTAAAAGTTAAGTTCCGTGAAAAAGAAGTCCAAAACAAAGCTAAGAATGACTTCATGTCTTTTGTTAAATGTGTTTGGCCAGATTTCATTGAAGGCTCTCACCACAGACATATCTCAGAAAAATTTAATCAATTAGCAAACGGCGAGATTAATCGTTTGATTATCAATATGCCACCAAGGCATACTAAATCAGAATTTGCGTCTTACCTTTTGCCATCGTGGATGGTGGGCCGTGATCCAAAGCTCAAGATCATTCAAGCAACGCACACGGGCGAACTTGCGGTAAGGTTTGGTCGAAAAGCAAAGAACTTAATCGATAGTGAAGATTATAAAAAAATTTTTAGAACGACACTACAAGAAGATTCTAAAGCAGCAGGTCGTTGGGAAACGGCACAAGGCGGAGAATACTTTGCAGCTGGTGTAGGTGGAGCTATTACAGGACGGGGCGCGGATCTATTGATCATTGACGACCCACACTCAGAACAAGACGCACAATCGAAGACAGCATTAGAGATGGCTTATGAATGGTATACTTCAGGACCAAGACAACGTCTTCAACCTGGCGGTAAGATTGTTTTAGTTATGACCCGTTGGTCTCAAAAAGATTTAACAGGAATGTTAATCGCTAATCAAAAAGAAATGAAATCTGACCAATGGCACGTGGTCCAGTTTCCGGCGATCATGGACCACGGAACAAAAGAGGCGCAACCTGTTTGGCCTGAATATTGGAAGATGGATGAACTTGAAAAGGTACAAGCTACTTTACCCGTGGGCAAATGGAATGCTCAGTGGATGCAGAACCCAACTTCAGAAGAGGGAGCAATATTAAAACGTGAATGGTGGAGAACATGGAAACATGATTACATTCCTCAAATACACCATGTCATTCAATCCTATGATACCGCCTTCATGAAAAAATCATCAGCCGATTATTCTGCCATTACCACATGGGGAGTATTTTACCCGGACCAAGATTCAGGGGCCAATCTGATGTTATTAGATGCTATTAAAGGAAGGTATGAGTTTCCAGAGTTAAGGCGTTTAGCTTTAGATCAGTATAAATACTGGCAACCCGAATCTGTGATTGTTGAGGCTAAAGCATCAGGACTGCCTTTAACCTATGAATTACGTAAGATGGATATACCCGTTGTTAACTTTACACCGTCAAAAGGAAATGATAAGCATGTGAGAGTAAATGCATGTGCGCCCTTATTTGAGTCAGGTATGATTTGGGCACCGGAGCAAAAATTTGCTGAAGAGGTTATTGAAGAATGTGCTGCATTTCCCTACGGGGATCATGATGATTTGGTGGACTCAACAACTCAAGCCATTATGAGATTTAGACAAGGTGGTCTTGTTCAACACCCAGAAGACTATCTTGATGAAAAAGAACAAGTTAAACAAACGAGAGTTTACTATTGAAAAAGCTAACAACAACTATACCTCCTCTAAGAGGACCTAACCCACAAGGCTTGAATATTCCCTTAAAACAAGTTAAGACTGTAAGATTGGAGAAAACAAATGGCAGAAATCGACAAATCGCTTCCAGGAGAAGTACGAACAGAAATTAAAGTTCCTGGCGAAGAGGTTACAGAACAAGTTAACATCGAAGAACAGGTTACCGAAAAAGGTCCTGTAGAAGTTATACCTGAAGAAGACGGTGGCGCGATCATCGACTTTGAACCTGGTGCAATTAATATTCCTGGAACAGAATCACACTTTGATAATTTAGCAGATATTTTACCCGCAGATATTTTAGAACCTCTTGGTTCAGAATTAAAACAAAATTACATGGACTATAAAATGTCCAGAAAAGATTGGGAGAAAGCTTACACAGAAGGACTTGACTTATTAGGTTTCAAATATGAAAATAGAACGGAACCGTTTCAAGGAGCTTCAGGTGCAACGCATCCCGTCTTAGCAGAAGCTGTAACCCAGTTTCAAGCTACGGCATACAAAGAGTTATTACCAGCAGACGGTCCAGTCAGAACACAAGTCCTAGGAGTAAAGACTCCACAAAAAGATCAGCAGTCTCAAAGAGTAAAAGATTTCATGAATTATCAAATCATGGATCAGATGAAAGAGTACGAACCAGAATTTGATTCAATGTTATTTCATTTACCTTTAGCAGGATCTACATTTAAAAAAGTTTACTACGATGATTTATTAGGTAGAGCCGTTTCTAAATTTGTACCAGCAGATGATTTGATTGTGCCTTACACAGCAAATAGTTTAGATGATGCAGAATCTATTATTCACGTTATAAAAATTTCAGAAAATGATTTAAGAAAACAACAAGTGGCAGGATTTTATTCTGATGTAGAATTAACTCCGCCAGGCGTTACTGTAAACGACGACGTTTCAAAAAAAGAAAAAGAATTAGAAGGCACTAAAAAATCTGGAAAACAAACTACAATGTACACTATGCTTGAGTGTCATGTGGATCTAGATTTAGAAGGCTTCGAAGATATTGGTACAGATGGCGAGCCATCTGGTATCAAGCTACCTTACATCGTTACAATCGAAGAAGGTAGTGGAACGGTTCTTTCTATTAGAAGGAACTATGCGCCCAATGATCCAAAGAAACAAAGAGTCCAATACTTTGTCCACTTCAAATTTCTGCCAGGACTAGGATTCTATGGCTTTGGATTAATACACATGATTGGCGGATTGAGTCGAACGGCAACGGTCGCTCTCCGCCAGTTATTAGATGCAGGAACGTTATCGAATTTACCTGCAGGATTTAAACAAAGAGGTGTAAGAGTTAGAGATGAAGCCTCACCAATACAACCCGGTGAATTTAAAGATGTAGATGCACCAGGTGGTAACTTACGAGAAGCTTTCTTTCCTTTACCTTACAAAGAACCATCAGGAACTCTGTTACAATTAATGGGTATTGTGGTTCAAGCTGGTCAAAGGTTCGCGGCTATATCTGAATTGCAAGTGGGTGAAGGTACACAGAACGCGGCTGTTGGAACAACGATTGCTCTTTTAGAGAGAGGATCGAAAGTGATGTCAGCTATTCATAAAAGATTATACAGCTCAATGAGACATGAGTTTAAATTATTATCTAAAATTATTGCAACTTATCTACCACCAGAATATCCGTATGACGTGGTCGGCG